TTTAGGATAGGCATCAGGAGCACTTGGCTGTGCCACAATGTCCACTGTTACAATATCAAAGTCGCTTACTTGTCCACTTCCGTCGACGTTTCCACTACCTCTACTGCTTACACCAAGTTTAGCACCTGCTTTTAATAATGCTCTCGCAATATTACCCATCGGTGTTTCTATAATTTTAAGTTTGCCCAAACCGTTTGAATCATCATAATTCATATCTGTAATTATGTGACTTACACGGTCTAAATTTATCTGCAACTCTTCAGGATGATCTAACTCACCCATCACAGTTTCGCCTTTTCCAAGACGTTCTTTTACACTATTAACAGCCTTTTGTATTTCATCCTTCGGATATACTCTACCATTCTGGTTTTTTACATCACCTTGAATGAATAAACCCTGCATGAATAAATCTTTACCGTCTTTTGATTCCATAATTTGGACATTAGACGCTTCTGGACTTAGATACTCATAAAGTTTATTGGCCATTTATATAACTCCTACTGTTTAATAAAAAGACTTATGCCTTTTTATGGTCAACGTTAATGTTGTCTGTAGGTGTGTGATCTTTTGCTGACTCACCGTGGTTGCCTTCGCCACCGTCTTTTAGGACTGGTGCTTTTACACTACCATCTGCGATCTTTGAAGGAGCAGGCATTTTCTTGCCTTCTGGTCCGTCATCTGCACCGCCTTTAGGTTCTGCAACTTTGTCTTGTAATTTAGTTGCTTCTTCAACAACTTCATCACTTTCTTCTGCAACTTCTTCGTCTAAGTCATATTCAACTGACTCTAAATCCATGTCCATTTCATCAGGCATAGCATCCATTTCTGCTTCTTCGCCGTCTTCCATTTCTGATTCTTCGTCATCTGCTAATAATTTTTCAAATTCTGCTTTAAGATCTTCAAGTTCTGCTTCTATATCATCAACTTTGTCTTCTAAGTCGCCGTCTTCTGAATCCATGTCCATTTCTGGTTCCATTTCTTCTTCGTCCTCTTCACTAAAAGTTCCTTCTTCGTCTGCTGATATGTCTGATTCAAAGTCATTTGATTGATCAATTACTTCATCAACTTCAATTTCTTCTTCAACTGCATCTTCTTCTGATTCTGCTGATTCGTCCATGTCCTCGTCTTTCTTTTTAGACTTCTTAGGTTTCATTTCTTCTTCAACTGCTTCTTCTTCTGATTCTACTGCTTCTTCAACTTCTTCTTCCTCGGAAACGTCTTCGTCTAGAACTTTTTCATATTCTGCTCTTGCTTTAGCAACAACATACTCATGAAGCATTTCTTCCGCTTTATCGTTTTCTTCGGCTAGTAAAAGTTCAAGAATGTTTTCTAATTGTGTTCTTGATTCTGACATTGTGGTCTCTCCGATTAAATTTTTTTTGATAAGATGACATTAAAGTCACTCTACCCTGTTAAGTACTTATTAGATGTATGTTTATTTGATGTAAAACGGTGTGAAAATGATGTTTTTGATGCGAAAACGAGTAATTCGCTTGTTTATGTCTTTATATTTAATGTTTTTAACAATATACTTAAAAACTAGTTTAAACTAACCCACCTGCATCTTGTGTAGGAGACGCATACATGACTTGCACAAATTTATCATGCTCGTCTTTTTCTTTATTTTTAAGATCTCTTACTTTTCTTAATTTGCCTAATTCTTCTAAAGTAAGTTTAGACTTTCTTGTGTCCTCTTTACTTCTTTTAACAAACTCGTCAAGTTCTGGATTGTAAAATTCTATTAATCTCATTATAAACTACCTGGACCACCTGGTGTTATTGGTGGTGTAGGTTCTCCTGTATCAGTATTTATGCCTTCTTCGCCAGTTTCTGGACCTTCAAGAGGTATATCTCCCTGAGGGATTTCAAAATTAGGGTCTACCATCATTGGATCATTAGGTCTTATACCTAAGTTTCTTAGTTCTGCAGATTTACCGTCTTGTGTATCATACTTCTTATAACCGTTTTCTGCTCTCCAGAGCTCTTCGTTTTCTTTAATTTCTTGTTCTGTTAATCCTAAGTATTTTTTAAGTTTAAACTGATTAGATAACGTTGGAACCGCCGCTACTGCATTATATAAATTAGCACGTTCTGTATCTAATTGTAGGTCTTTATAAGTGCTAAAATTTAACGGTTTATTGAACTCTATGTTGAATAATGCACTATCTATATCAATGCCACGGTGCTTTAAAAACTTCTTAAATTCCCTATCCATGTCTTCTTGTATCTGTCTTTGAAGCCTTTCTACATACTTTGCAAACCTATATTCTTGTATATAAGCAACACCTACTTTACCGTCATTATATACTGCTGACCCATCATCAGGCCCTGTAGGTAAGTAAGAACTAGGTATTCTTAGTCCACGTAATAGTTTATTGTTGAAATATCTTAAATCATCTATTTGCCCAAGGTTTTCTCCGCCTGGTAGTGTGTCTACTTTAGAGCCTCTACCATCTGCCGTTTGAGCAAAGAAGTAATCTTCTAACATACTCATTGGGTTATAAGCGGCGTCTACAACACCACTGCCGTCTGCTTTCTTATTAGGTACACGTTTTTGTTGTACCTCATACTTTACTTGTTCTAAATATTGTCTTGCTTTATGAGGTGGCATGTTACCAACATCAATCATAAACACTCTTCTTTCAGGTGCTCTGTGTACCCTGTATATTATAATAGAGTCTTCTAACAGTTCTTTTTGCTTGAACACTTTAAATATTGGTTCTAAAATACTTACACCAAAAGGCCATGCATGGTCCATACCTTGTGTTAAACTTACATGTACAACATGTTTAGCATCAACAGGAGTTCCCTGATCTGCACCGTCTATTGCCCCTGTACCGTATGCATTAGCAGTACTGTTTACGCCTGCCATTACACCAGTTAGACCTTGTCCACTTCCGTAGGGTCTAGAATGTAATCCTGCTACACTTGTTGCAGTTAATTCTTCAAATAAGGGTTCTAAATTTTTTATAAAGTAAGTTTCTATCTTCTTACCTTCTGATTCGTTTACAATAACCTTTTCTACATTTGCTGGATCACACCAATATAGTTTAAATGTTTCTGGGTCTCTGATAAAGAACTGATCACCATATTTAATTGTGCTTCTAAATATACCAAATACTCTTTTATGTAAATCGTTTAATTTACTCCATTGCTTTATAGTTTTACCTATAATAGCACTTTCTGTATCTGTGGGTTCTTGATTGTATTTTAATTCAAAAGGAAGTCCTGAGTAATCATCTTCTTGTGTTCCAAATTCTGCAACTGTGTCTAATGCGGCATTTATTTCCAAATCATTATCCATTTGGTCATACTGCATATATCTCATTAATCTGTTGGGAGACCCTGCATATACTTCAGGTAACCAACTTGCATATCTGCTGGAAGCCGCACCAGGTCCTGTTTCAGACTGGTTCCCAGTAACATTTAGTGGTAACCCACTATTGTCAACTGATGTAAAATACTTTTTCCAACTCATATATGAATCCTTTTAGTTATATTACACTATTTATCTGAAGTTGTCAAGTATTGATTATACTTTTTGGTTACTGGTTGCCTTCTTCGACAATTTTTGTTTGTTTTCTAGTTAAAAGAATAAGTGTTTCAAAGTATGATTTTAATTCTTCATTAGATAATCCTGCTACGCCATCTGTATCAAAGGTATTTTTAAAGTCTGCTTGTTGAGATCTATTTAAACCAAGTTCAGTTTGTTGTGCTCGAAATACTTCAAATCGTTCTGCCTGTGTTCTTGTACCATCCATAAATCGATCTAACTGTTCTTGTTCACTTTTTGACATTTTTGTATCGCCCAAACTGACAACATTTTGTTTAGCATCACTTACAAATCTCAAATTACCAACTCCTGGCGTATCAACATCACCTAAGAATCCTGCGGCTCCGCCTCTTTTACCTATTATATTTTCGGCTTCAGAATTTGGATTAAAGAATTGTTGGAATTGCTTATGGAAGTTTCTAGTACCTAAACGATTTGGGTCATCAAAACCCCCGCCATGGTCGATATTAAAAGAAGTTTGATCTGGTTTTTTGCCTAAACTTGATTTTGTAAACACTTGTTCACTGTATTTTTCGACTTCTCTTCTCTTGTTTCTTAATTCTAACTCTTCTCTTTTATTATCTTTTGCGGCCTGAACTTTTTCTTCATTTGACCCAGGCATTATCCTTGCAACTAATCCTGCAATCATAACTTTAAATTCTATTTCTAACATTTTACCAATATTTTCTAAAATTGGAATTATTTTGGCTTTAAACGTATCTAAATATCCGGC